TGCCTGAAACACCACCAAACGAGCTAGTGATCGATGAAAGCGCATCTTCGACATATCCGGTTAAAAAGACTTGGGACACAATAGCAATACCTACGCCGGCAAATAGCTTTGCTACGTTTGAACCAATGATCCATGTAGCAATTAATTGTAATAAAGCGCCCATTATTTTCTAACTCCCATGACGATATATACTGAGGACATATACGCAAAAAGCAGAACGAAGATTCGTGCTATTTCCGCTAAATCGCATATGGGTTCGTAACTGTATTCTAAAGATGTGCCAAGAACTGTAAACGTTTCAGGCGATGGACAAGAGCCGTTACCAAGACCTGAACTGTAATTGACTGCTTCAGGTTCAAGCGTAGTTATAGAATCTTGAAACTTATAATTTGCATCTTGTGGCATTTCTCCGGTGTCTGCTGTCCAATCAAGCCACTCGCAGACAACGGAAGCGTATAAACAAAATGCAGGTGCATCGGTAGCTGCTGGATTCGGGTTAGTGGTTTCAGGACTTGGTGATGTACTAGCAACAGGTGCAGGTGCATCTACAGAACTTGGGTTCAATTCCTTAGCGTACTCATTGGCAACTTGGGTTTTTTTATCAAGGACTTCTTGCGTATCTTGGACAGCACCAGTACTAGGTGATGTGTGTAATTTAGGCAAATTTGATGGTGCAATATTCGGGACTACCCTTTCGGCTACTTGGGTATCCGTTGCAATGGTAGGCGGGACTGAGGGGCTACCATTCGGATATGATGTAGGATTCGTTACGCCTGTATTATTCTGAATAGATACTTGGCAGGAATCTTGTGCATATGGCGGTGATGTACCGCATTGGAAATAGGCATTGTATGTGTAATTGGGTGCTCCACTGCCGTATGAACCTAAATTAGTCATAGAATGACCATAACGCCATGATGATCCTGAAACAACTTGCAGACCGTAGAATGCTTCTGCTAATGCTGATGATGATGGATACCAGTTAGTATCGACAAATCCAACAGGACAGCCACCCGAACAACGCCAAATAGATGACCCTAAAGGTGTGGCAGGTGTACCGGGACTTGTATAAACGTCCTTAGTGATATCGTCAAGAACCCAACCAACGCCAAGAAGTGTTGCAGTAACTCCTAACTGGAATGCGTTATTTTTAAAGAATCCTTTAATGGATTTACCAGTAGACCCCTTGGTAAATTGTACCGCCCTATCGTAATATTTAGGCGCAGTAGTGCCGGACTGAGCGCGAAATTGTATACCTTGTAGAACTTCGCCTGATGATGTAACTCGCGCAGACGTAACGCCAACGGCTTCGACTTTAATGCCATTGATTAACGTGTAGTTTTGTTGAGCGTTAAGCGTAAACGGTATTAATCCGAGAACAAGATAAAGCCCGATAAGATACATGCGCATAAGATAATCCAACCGTCCATAAAACCACCGTGAGAAAGAGTAAAAAAAAAGCCCCGTTGAGGAAGAAAGTCGGGGCGCACTTCCATGCTAAATCGGTTGATTAACCGAAAATGGCAGCTTTGCCCCATTTGAAAGCAACAGCGAGCGCAGCAGCGCCCAGCAAGATGCCACCAATGGTAGTGACAGCATCAGAGATGTCACCCAGCGAAGCAGTTACAGCAGTCAAATCCATGTGTGATTTACCTGTTTGTAATAAAGCGTAAGAGGAAGCGGAAGCCCCATGCAGTAGCCATACAGAGAAGTATGCTACCCCCGATTGAAAGACCCTCTTCCGCAGAGAGAGCCGGTAAAAATCCGATCTGCTCAGACCATGCCGTACAGACGTTGTCCGTTATAGCGGTACAAGCATAGACAGACATTACTTGACCAATTCCAATTTAGGCGACAGACCCAAATTGCCGAATTTATCAACGTAGAAGCTTTCAGGCTTGAGCGTGTAGAATCCGAGCGCAAATGCAGATTGACCTGCATCAACATTGACTCGACATTCAACCGGATAGGGTTTACCGGCTAGATGTGCGTAAGCTTGTTGTGTGTGGAATGAATAATCCTTACCCGAACGTTGCGATTTACCTTGAACGAGTTTTAATTCCATTGATTTAATTTCTAAGCGCATTTTAAAAATTCCTTAGGTGCAATATAAAAAGAGCCGTTACAGGCAACTAACTGGAAAGCCGACTCGATAAACTCGCCAGTGTCTTTATTGAAATATCCATCTTTAATCTTACGAATATCGAAAGAAGACGGACTTTGTAATTTGGGATTAATGGCTTCACGAATTGAAGCGGGGGAACGCCAATAGCGATATTCACGCCTTGCAACTTGGGAAAGACCACCAAAGCCGGAAATGCGTAAACCTTTTGGAAAATACTTTGCTATGTCAAAGCCTTTAGAGGCATATTTTGCCAAATAGCCCACCGCATTTTTTACCCATTCAATGCGAGTAGATCCTTTTGTCCACCACCCTCTTTTATCGGGTTTAGGGAAAGAACAGCCCTTGGGAAGCCATAGAATCAAATGATAGTGTGGAATGCCACGCTTGGTTAATTCAGCCACCCATGTATAGCGGAAAACTGACTGTTTATATTGTCGTGCGAGATAATGCCGACAATTTTTAATTAAATTAGTAATGTCGCGAGGACTGTAAGCGTTGCCGTCTGCATAAGTGCAGGTAATCATGGCAGGTTTATAGCGGAAGCCTGAATCATTGACTTCTTGCTGATGAAGACGAGCAGTAGTTTTTACAGAGTGAGCGACTTTCTTAACTCGATAAGCTTTAGAATCAACAAGATGCCCCACTCCGTTCACTAACGGTAGAAATCTTGTGTCACTTGTTGAAATAGAGACAAGCCCAAGAGCAGAAGCAGACTTTTTAGCACTCATATACCGACAGCCAAAGCAATGATGATGGAAACAGCGATACCAAAAACGAACCAAGGAAAGTTACGACTTGAAACCGTGTAATCGAACATTGCTAGACCCCATCAAACAAGTTAGAGCATACAATAAATCAATGTTTCTAAGTTTGTCAAGGGGTATTGAACAAATGAATTACACACAAACACTAATAGACGAATACAAGAGAGCGCTAAAGATTAAAAATGACTCTGCCCTAGCAGAGAATTTGAAAATGACAAGGGCAACAATAAGCAGATGGAGAAATGGGAACGGACACCCCGAACCGGCTATTGCATGGCAGATAGCGGAAGCGATAGGGAGAAACCCTGCCGAAGTATTAGTCTGTATCGAAGCAGAACGGGCTACAAGCCTTGTTAATGCTCAGGCGTGGGGGAGGGTGCGTAATATGTATATTATGTCATCTATAGCCGCGCATATGCGCAGGAAACTGCTACTACAGAAAAGAGCCTAAAAGCGGTTATCAGGGGGAAATGGGAAAAGCGCCCATTTCGGCAATCAGAGAGTAGTTATTGATGGATAGCATATAGCCTCAGAATGCACGACAATTTCCCAGGGTGAAAGCAATCAGCAAGGGGAAACCCCTTGCATATCCCCTATTATCCCTGTTTGTCCGTTTTTTGATTATTTAGCGTGATTTTGATCGGAAGCGCTAAATTCCCTTCTGCATAATCTCGGCACATCGTTTCAGCTAGATCGATGATAGCGCCCTCAGAATCAAAACACCGGCAGAATTTACCTGATACACAGCCGGAAATAAAGACCGAAGAAACCTTAGATTCGTGCAGTATTTCAGTATGCCGGTTAATGAAATCGCCCCCTGCCCCTGCGCCCACTTCGTTTGGGCTTTTGGGGCTTTCAGGGGGCGCGCTTGTTTGTGTAGTGACCGCCTTAGCTAAAAATGAATCTGAGCCAGTATAAATAGCAAAGCCAATGACTAGGCTTGCTATGCCTAGAATCCAAACGAGTTTTTTTGGGAAATTAAACTTATGCGTGTGAACCGTAGCGGACTTGTATGCATTAAAATTATCAACTGGATAAGACCAACGCTGAGCATCAGCACGTTTCTGTTCTTTTTTGTCGGTAGGCGTTTGGCATACTTCTTCCCATGCATAGACGGTAGCGCCTTTAAGCCCTAATGCTCTGAATACATGGTAATGCTTCCCTACTAGCTTTCGTATATGGGCATGAACAAAACTTGGGGCTTGGGTAATGAAGATTAAATCATGACCCGAATGCCGATGCGTTTCCATTGCCCTAATACGATCATCTTGAGCTACCCCGGGCTGTCCAGTAGAGGGGAATATCTTTTGGCATTCGTCATAAACAACAACAGACCCCTCAGGCGTGTCACGCCAATCGGTAGGGCTTAATTGAGTGCCGTTGGCTATATGGTCAAAACCATCAATATCACAATATACGAGCCTACCCTCTGAACGGTATTTTTTGATTAATCCGACTGCATAAAGAGTCTTGCCTGAGCCCGGCACACCAGTGATTAAGGTAATCATGTCGCTGAACTATTCGTGATGCCCCAGGTTTTTGCCATTTGCTGAACTGTAACTCTTGTTAGAAAGGCAGAGCCGATAATTGACAAATACGCACCGAAGCCAAGCATTAGAAAGATATTGCCTACATTGCCTGAAACACCACCAAACGAGCTAGTGATCGATGAAAGCGCATCTTCGACATATCCGGTTAAAAAGACTTGGGACACAATAGCAATACCTACGCCGGCAA